TCCCAACATCTCAAGAGGCTATTGAAGTTAGGGAGGCTAGAGCATGATAAGGGCCTATTTAGTGGATTCAATAACCATCCTCCGCTGGCAGGGTGATGATATGCATAATGAGCCAGTGGCAGCAGCGGTTGAGGTTAATATAAATGGTTATGTGAACTGGAAAACAAGATTAATAAGAGATATCAATGGTGAAGAAGTTGTATCCAGTGGATCTGCTTATATTCTCTATGATGAAAATTTAACACATAAAGACAGGCTTAAAATAGATGGCGTTGAATATGCCATAATCACAGTTAAACAATTAAAAGATTTTAGCAGGACAGCTCAAGAGGTATTTTTAGCATGAGTAAGAGCGGATATTTTTTAGACTTCAGTGACTTCAATAAGAAGTTTACAAAACTTGTGGAAAAGACTATCCCCAAAGCTGCTGAAAAAGGAATATCTAATGCAGCGAATCAGTTGCTTGATGATGCTGTAGAAAAACCACCTCAAGCCCCATTTAAAAAAGGTGATTTATGGGGTTCAAAAATTGTAGATAAAGTGGAAGTCAAAGGAAATGAGATATCTGCTAAAGCCGGATTTAATATTTCTTATGCGAAAAAACAACATGAAGCTGAGCCAGGAAGGTATAAATATACTCGAACCGGAGCTAAAAAACCCGGACCGAAATTTTTAGAAAGCAAGATGGCTAAATATGGAAAAGATTATACTGAAATAATCGCAAAAACCATAAGGAACGCAAAATAAATGCTAAAAGAAGTCTGTAAATTCATTGCTGACAAAGCCAGCCTGACAAGAGGGACAGATCTATTTGAAGGACATCGCCCCCAAGATACTCCAGATGCTTGTGATGTTATTTTAGAGACCGGAGGCGGTTCAATATTTCCTGACCAACCTGACAGAGCCGATGTTACTATTCAGGTGCTTTCAAGAGCTAAAACTTATTATACAGCAAGGACAAGAGCTTGGAATATTTATGATGCGATTTATAAGGATTGGACTTATGGCTCAGCCGGATGGACACTCTCCGGTGTTGATGGAGGGGATGATCTTCTGGCTATGGTTATCGAACCTCTGGCTGTGCCTCAATATATAGGTCAAGATGAAAAAGGAAGATATGAGTTCAGCACAAATTATATTTTCCGAATTAGAGATGCATAAAATATTTATTAGGAGGTAAAAATGAGTGTAGTAAACAAAGATTTAGGACCTTGCATTCTTGTTTGGGATCCGAACGGCGACAATATCGAATTTAAAAAGACTTTTGGCGGCGTGACATTCCGTTATGAAGAACTTAGAGTTGGGATCAAAGAAGATCAGCAGGGCGAAACCGACATTGATGAAGTATCCACTGGCTGTGTTAATCCTGAAATCGAAGCCCCTTTAACTGAGCCTGATTTAACCAAATTGTATCATTGTTTTGGTGATGCTTTGGCCGCTGCAAATTTTCTTAAAGTTCGGAATCCTGTAGGCGAAGCTTTTTTCCCTAAGTCAAAGCCCCTTATTGTTAAGCCAATTGAGAATGGTGTCGTCTCAACTGTTGAGAAACAGTGGATCAGGATTCATAGGGCTATTCCCAGGGTCACAATGGAACAGGTATATGATAATGCTGGCCAGAGATGCACAAAGGTAATTTTCAAGGGATTTCCTGATGATGTTAGCGGTAGGCAGAGAGAAATCTGGAGGCATGGTTCAGATTCATAATGAGAGGTGAGAAAAAGTGAGCAAAGAAGAAAAATTAGTTCTCAAAACAAAGGAAAGCCTTTACAGCCCTATTGAAGTAGAGATTGACGATACGGTTTATAAAAGCCGGAAATTGACCCGGGAAGTCAGGGTTAAGATGGGTGAGATTGATAGTAAGGTTACAGTCATCAGATCAGAAAAGGGAGGCACACAAGCTCTATTTGAATTAATAGAGTTTGTATTTGGTATTGAAAAAAGCGTACTTGAGAAATTAGAGCAGAGAGAAGTTGAGGATATCTACTTTTACTTTAACAGGCGGTTTGCAGAAATTGAAAAAGAGCGGATGGAACTTGTCACAAAGATGATAGGTGATGCTTGGAAAACCGGAGGAGAAAAAGGGCCTAAACCGGAAATACCAAAAAACCGGAAGAGGCCTGGAGACAAGGCGTAATATTTATAGCTCGTGAATTTCCAGGCCAGTTTCCTGATGAGAAGCTCTATAATCTTGACGTAAGAGATGAGTTACGATGGATGATAGAAGCAAGAAGAAAACAGCTTTTGAGGGATATCTCTCAATTGCGTATGGCAAATCTTGCTTTTGCCGGAGGAGAGAAGGCTGAAAGAATATGTAATGATATGGAAAATGAATATTTGGCTCTTGAAGGAATTGACAGACGGCGTAAACAATGGGAGGCTTCTTGGAATTGGTTAAAATTAAAAAAAAGAGGATAGATCATGGCCTTTGATGCTGGTTCAATTTTTGGAAAGTTAAAGCTTGATAAAACAGGCTTTTCACAAAGCGTGAAGTCTGTAAATAAAGATCAGAAGTCTATGCAGACCCAATCTTCTAAATCCGGTACTGCTTTCAAAGGCATGTGGAAACAGATGGCAGCCGGGCTCGGAATAACAGCCGGCGTGACTATGGCAGTTAGAGGAGCAGTGCGTCAATTCTCTGATATGATAGAGAAGGGCAGAGAATTTGAAAGAGCATGGGCAAACGTCACAACTATGCTTTCAGTCAGTTCAACTGAAAGTGACAAGCTCAAATCAGAGCTTCAGAAATTGCCTCCAGTTTTAGGTGATACAACTGAACTTGCAAAAGGTATGTATCAGGTTTTATCGGCTTCAATCGAGCCAGCAAAGGCAATCGATGTCTTAACGGTCTCAGCAAAAGCAGCCAAAGCCGGGTTAACGGAAACAAATACCGCAGTCGATGCCATAACCACAGTTATCAATGCTTATGGCATGGAAGCTGAGAATGCCGGAAACGTCTCTGACATAATGTTTAAGACCGTAAAGCGTGGAAAATTGACATTCGGTGAATTAGCTCATTCACTCGGTACGGTTGCCCCTGTTGCCGGAACTATAGGAATAAAATTTGAAGAAGTGGCAGCAGCAATAGCCAGCCTTACCCGTCAAGGAATTCCGGCTCAAACAGCCACTATGCAAATGCGTCAAGTCCTTATGGCTGTCATTAAACCTAGTGAACAAGCGGCAAAAAAAGCAGAAGAACTTGGGCTTGAGTGGTCAGCAGCAGCACTAAAAGCAAAGGGCTTGGGTGCTTTTCTTGCTGAGGTCAAAGAAAAAACAGGTGGAAATTCAGAGGCACTTGCAAAACTCGTACCAAATGTTAGAGCCTTGACAGGGGTCATGGCTCTTGCTGGACGGGCTTCAGAAGGATTCAAGACCGATTTAGGACTCATGGCAAATGCTGCAGGCTCCACAGATGAAGCTTTTAAAAAGAATACAGACACATTTGACACATGGTTATCTACAGCAAAAGTCGTTGCGAATAAAGGAAAAGAGGCTTTTTATGAAGGGCTTATCGAACCAATAAAAGAGGCTTTTGGAAGTGCTGAAAATTTAGATGAAGTTGCTCTCAAGTTACAGAAGACAATGATGATTCTCGGCAGTGCTGTCGGGGATCTAGCCATAGAATTTGGTACTTTAAAATCAGGTATAACTGGCGTGGGTGATGCTTGGTCGAATATTATTTTAAAAAATATCCTTCCGGACACTGAAAAATGGGAATCTGCACAAGAGAAAGCAAATCGGAAAACAAGAGAAGCTAAAGAACAGGTAATGGATTTTATCGGAAGTTTGAAAAATCTTGATATTACTTATGAAGATGCTTTGGAACAATGGAAAAAAGGCAGAGAATCATTTGAACAGTGGAAGAGAGAAATTGAAGAGAGCAATAAAAATATCAATATCGCAAAAACAAATCTTAGTGGATATGCCGGCGTATTCCCAGGATTAAATCTTAATGTTGCCAGAAGTGCAGAGGCGATATTTAGACATAAACAAGAAATTTTGGCTCAAGCCAAATCAGCAGAAGAAGCAGATAGATTACTACGTGAATATGAGGAGTCTTTTAAAAATACAACAGGAACAGTAAATCAAGGCATTGGTGTTTTTAAGGAATTTGGTCTTGTAACAAAAACCGAACTAAAGGAACAACTTGAGGCTGCAAGAGGAGCATTAAATGAGCTTAAAGGATCAGCAGAAGCCACTCCCGGATCCATAAAAACCCTTGAAGATAATATAAAAAAGCTGAAAGAGCAATTATATGGTTCTACTAAAGCTACAAAAGAAAATAAAAAAGAGCTTGAAGCTTGGGCACAATTTCTAAAAGATAATAATATAAAAACCACAAAAGAATACTATGATGAAATAGTTAATCTCAATAAAATAAAAGATGAATTAAAATTAAAATTAGACTCCGGGAAACTATCTCTTGATGCTTATAACAGTGCGATGTCCACGCTTGATTCACAACTGCAAGAGTCAAGAGAGAGTTATATTTCCTTAAATAAACAGGTTGAAGAATTCAATATTTTAATGGATTTGACCGATATTCCACAAGCTGAGATAGATGGTTTAAATGATTCGCTTGGAGGGACAACTACATCTTTAGAAATTTTAAATGGCATATTACATGAACACGGTGAAGAACTAGAGGGGAACGAGCAGAAATGGGACGATGCTAGGGAGAAATTAACAAAAGCAGGGAAAGAGATTAAATCAGCATGGCAAGAAGTAAGCACTGTTGTTTCTGATGCTTTG